GCGTAGTATAGGTCTTGTTGTTGTGCGCCAAGTTTTGCGTTGATGTAGATTGTACGAACAACTTCTCGGTTGATTTCTGCAAGAATTTCGTTGCTAAGAATATTAGCAAGTTCTGTTTCTGCATCTAAACCGTGGACTGCTTTCAAGTCCTGTGCGAGTTCAGTTGTGTATTCTGCTTTCAATGCACGCGTCTTAGCGGCAACTGATGTGCGCTCAATACTAAATGCCATTTGTTGGAAAGCACCGTCAGTAAGGTTTTCAGCCATTGTAGTTGACATACCAGGTCCAACATCATAAACGGCACCAGCAGTGTTGCCAGTGAAACCACCTGCATAACCTTGGTTGAATAGTGGGTCACCACCACCAAGATTAGCACCAGTACCACCAGCAGTTTGACCACCGTGAACAGTCCCAGTAGTAGCACCACCGTAATTTGTTCGTGCTTCGTTGTATAATGCTTCTCCACCTGCTTGTCCACTGTACTTAGCCTTCATTGCAAAGATAAGTCCTGTAGGACCTGTCATTGGTTGAACACCACATACATCGTATGCAATTAGGTTAGGCATTGCTCGTCTAACAAGTGAGATAAGAATTGGGTCATATCCCTGCATGTTTGAGTTTGAGTTATTTGTAGCAAGTCCAAGTCCACCACCAACTGCGTTGCTGACTTCGTTAATTGCTACTTCTTGATTTTCCAATAAGATTGCAGTAACACGCTTCTTGTAAGAATCTTCAATCTTTGGCATATCGTTATGCTCAATGATTGGCGACCATTTTTCTTGAAGTTGTTCTGCGGCTGCTAAAGTAGGGTCCATTTTATTTCTCCTGTTTGTTTAAATTTACTACTTGTTATAGTTTAATTAAAAACTGTTTGCGATTAAATTACACTTTCTTATGAAAGTTTGTTATATGACGAATGTTTTGAGATTGCTCTCATATAATCTGCCATTTGTCCTTTTACTTCATCTTTACTTTCTTTTTCTGTTTCTTCTGTAAGTACATTTTCTTCAAAGTTTGATGATTCAGGATTAGTTTTGTTGAAATATGATTCTTTAAGAAGGTTTAATTTTTCTCTGTATGTTTCTTCTGTGTCATACTCGATACCTTCTGCTAGTGAACGGAGTTTTTCAACTTCTGTGTCTACTAGACCTTCACATACTTCTGTGAATGTTTTAGAACAAGAATTTTCTAGAAGTTCTTTCTTCAATTCGATGTTCTTTTCGATTTGCTCATTAAGTTGAGTTTCTATATCTGAAATTTTAGTCAGTGATGACTCAAGGACATCATACTTTTCTTCTGGAATTTCAATGTAATGTTGTTCAAACAAATCTTTAAGACCATTCATGAAACTTTCAGAAACTTCTGAACGAATACCACTGTCTACTGCTAGTTCGTTTTCTTTCATCCATTCTTCTACAACATAGTTTAGATAATCATCTAATTTAGTTGTTAACTCTTCATTAAGTTTTTCAACTTCTTCTGTAAGAGCAGTTTCGTATTGTGTATTAAGGTCTTCTTGGATTGCTTTAACTTGTTCGTTAACAGCGGCTTCAAAGATAGTTGTTGCTTTGGTTTGGAATTCTTCACTTAGGTCTTCACCAGCGAACAATGCGGATACTGCTTCTTTAGTACCTTTCATTGTTTCTTTGGTAGCATCACCTGTCTTAGATGGTTTCATCTTAGGTTCTTTTTGCTTCTTCTTACCTTTAGGGGTAGGAGTTGCCTTTTTACCTTCAGCGTCTTGGTTGTCATCGACATCTAGGATAGTTTCTGATTCGTCAAGGTCTTCATCATCGTCTTCATCATCGTCTTTCCCGTTCTTACCGTTCTTCTTTAACCAAGGAGGTAGTTTACCTTCATCGACTTCATCTTCGTCATCATCATCATCATCGTCATCATCTTCATTAGTTGATTTAGATTTTGCTTCTTTGACATCTTCCTCGTCCTCGTCCTCGTCCTCGTCTTCTTCATCACCATGTTCATTTGCTTTAGACTTGGCTTCTTCGAGTTTGAGGTTTTCTAGAATTTCTTCTGCTATTTCTTCTTCAGTTGTAGCGTCAGCACTTTCTGTAATGGGTGCTGTGTCCCGTTCCAGAATTTCCCTTGCTACTTGAATTGCATCTTTATAGCCCATTTGACTAACTCCTTTAATTTCTTGTATTATCCATAGATAAAATTACTATTATCCTACTATTTATACATTTTTAATTTTAGAGAGGAAGTTTTCAAACACCGATAGTTTCTTTTCTTCCAACTCTTGTTTAGATTCCCTAGATGCTCTATTTATCATAGAACAATACGAATTTAAGTCCTGTTCTTTCAACAATCCATTGTCCCAAATCCACGCTTTACCTTCCATAATGCCATTTACAAAAGCATCAGGAGCAGATGGGTCTGCTACAATATCGATTGCAGAAAGCATAAAATCTTTCTGGACTTCATTTATGCCATTTACTTGTTTAAGTGTTCCCATACCTCTGGAAGAAACACCCAATTTTACTCCACCCTCCATCAGATTTTTTACAATCTTTCCATATGGAGTTTCAAGAATTTTTGCTCGACCAACAATATTATTTCCATCTTTTTTGAGTGATTCTATGAGATGTGAAACTCGTTCTAAATTTACTGTAGGTCCTTCTGGATGTCCCAATTCACCCATTGCTCTACCTTGCTTTACATATTCATTTTGATATCTTTTTGCTTCTTTCATAAGAATAGATTCAGGATACATTCTACCATTTCTATTCTTTTTCTCTGCTTGCATAAATATACCTTCGATGAAGTATTCTTTTGCTCCACCTTCTTTTTTTTCTACAAGATATTGAATATCCTGGGCATGTTCTGTAATTAATTTTAACATCATGCTTCTGCTCTTTTTCTTTGTTTTTCTTTCTTCATCTGAATGGCAAGGTCACGAATCTTCTCTTGACTTGATGCCATTTTTTCTTTTTCTTTTGCGATATCCATTTCTGCGCCTTCTTCGACACCATCCTTTTCCTTGTCGGACTTCCAATTCTTGTCCACATAATTATAGAATTCTTTCTTCTTATCACCTTCTAAATCGCTGGGGGACTTGGCACCAAACTTCTTTAGTGCTGATTGGAAGAATTTTTTATACTCATCGCCATCTTTATCGGATTCATTGTGTTGAACACTTTCGTTTCCGTTATTGCATCCGCAACTTTCTGATACTTCTTTCTTATCTTCGATAGATTCTTCAATCTTCAAATATAAAGCATCAAAGATGGTTGCATTTGCATCTTTGTAATTCCCTTCTCTGATGTTATTAAGTAAATCTGTTAATTGAGCCATTTCTATCTCCTAGTTTATATATTTAATAAGGTTTCAACAATATCTGAAGATTCAGAAATCTTATTAATAAATTCTTCTCTCTCATCACTATTTAGTGAATCGTGTATTTCCGCCAAGGAATTTGCTTCGTTTTTGGTGATAAATCTGGAACTTCCGTCTTCAAAAACAACTTGCTCTCCATCTTCGCCATTTAAGATATTAGAGATTGATTCGGAAACTGTCCCTTTCATGTCTTTTGTAATAAGACCCAACATTTGAATCATATCTTTATCTTTTATCCCTGTAACCGTAACTGACTTTCCCTTCATTTTGAGAAAATTTTTCTTAACTCCTGCTTCAGTAGCGGCTTTCATGAAATTATATGCATCTGATGATTTCTTAAAAGTGTATGTTCCTTCATCCAGTTCAACGGATTCTTTTAGTTCTTTACCTTTATTCTTCTTCAAATACTTTGTAATAGCACTTTTTGTCACTGTTGGACTACCACTTGTTATAACACCTATTACTTTGTTCCCTTTAACATCTCCAGTACCAACACCAGAATTTGCTATGTCTTTTGCAAACTGATTTGCCTGTTTATTGGAAGGGAATTGAAATTTTCTCGCCCCTCTACCATCCGCTGGTCGCCCTTTACCTAATTTTATATTTGCTCGTTCTTCATCCAGTTCAACGGATTCTTTGCTTTCTGGTTTGATAAAAGAAGAGGCGATTTCCATCTTTCGTGATTCCAATTCATCAGATATTCTATCTACAACCATATCATTAAGGTGACTAGTGAATTTTGCGCCATCCTTATTTATTACATGTTTTAATAAATTCTTAACATCGGACATTTGTGTTCTCCCTTAAAACTGGTCGTCTTCATCATCTTCATTTCCAATAATACCAGAAGATTTTTCTTGTTTGATTTGCGAATCTATATTCTTAACTTCTTCGTCTGTTTGGCGAAGTATATTCTTTCTTATATATTCTACCGAGTAATACTTACCTATGTATTCATCCATTGTTTGCAACGCTTCTAATCTATCTCTCAATACCTCGGTTTCTTTCAATTCTGTAAAATATGAATCCTTTGTCCAATCAAAATTGATATCTTGAAATATTCTATTCCAGTCATCCTTCGTCATTATACCCTTTACTATTAATTGAACTCTTAATGCGTTCATAAATAGTTCTGCGAATTTGTTTCTAAGTCTTCCTATAAACTTGAAGAATTTCAATTCATCTCTGGTAATTTCAGCAGAACGACCCATATTAAAACCATTTTCTGATTCTAATCTACTAACAGGAATGCTCAAGGAACGATATAGTTTCTTCTTGAAGTATTCTACATCTTCCATTTCTCCAAGATTTTGTCCACCATCAAGGGTAGAAATCTCTGTTCCTCGCCCACCTTCTCTTCGTGGCATCCAGAAATCTTCCATCATTGACATATGGCGTTTATCATCACGAATCTCACCAGTTGCATTATCGTATACTAACTTATTTCTGTAACGATTCATAATATCACGAAGATATTGTTCTGCTTTGTTCTTTGGAAGATTACCAACATCAACATAGAAAATTCTTCGTTCTGGCGCTCTAGAGATACGGTATATAACTACTGCATCTTCGATCATTCGTAATTGATTTAGAGGTTTAATTGCTTTATGTAAGTGACCTAGTATTCTTTTTCTTCCTGCATCATATAGTCCACTATGGGTATAACTAACAGAATCTAAAGATACTTTAATCCCTTCTACAGAGTGTGTGAGTGTATTTACTCCAGAATAACTTGCTACATTCTCGTTATACACATAAAATTCTTCTATGCTGTCTATGACTTCAGAATTAGAACCTGTCTGTGGATTTGGTTTTTTATTCACCTTTCTTACTTTTCTAATATTGAGTGCATCTATTGGTCGCATTTCGACTATACCCTTTTTAGAGTTTTCATCTAAAATAATATGGTAATATAATCTACCATCAATGTACCATCTTCGGAACATTTGATATCCCTTATTTTTAAAATTAATAAGGCGAAGAACTTCATCAAACTCTGTTTGCATTTTAGATTTGATGGAATCTGGTAAATCCACTTCATCTAAAATAATACTTACTGATTGTTTTTTGTCATCATAGATGATAGAATCGTTTGAAATGTCTTCGATTGCTTGTTCAATTTCTGCGTGGGATGACATATCCCTGTATTTTTGGATTAGGTCAATTTCACTTTTGAGTGTTCCCTCAAAATCAACATAAGAACCAAAATAACCCCCACCTGCTAATGTAATAGCACCATCATCGTAGTCGGGGGGAGCGAAAGATTTAGTTTTCTTTCTTTCTTCTTCACCCGAAAGTAATGATGGTGCCGCTTTACCTTTTCTACTAATGGAAAATCCAAAAATATCAATTGCCATAATATAAAATCCTTATTGTTTTAAGTAAGTGCGTCTTATAAGTTGCTTAGAATACCAGAAATTGCCTTTGCTATAACATTTCCCCCACCCACACCGAATGCGGTGTTTGAAGTCCAATATGAATATTGCATTGTTATTGTAAACTCTGCTAGTGAATCTGTTGTTTCGTGATTTAAATCAACCGCAGCGATTTCACTTGGCCAGCAACCTATAAAGTTATATCCCTTTATTCTATCACCATTTCTGTCAAGTGAATATACTTGCCAATCTTGATAAATTTCTCCACCTATTGGTGTGTGATTTTCGGATACATTTGTTTCGTGTGAATTCATTCTTGAACTCCACTCTTCAAACTTATCTCGTAGTTGATACTCTCCGTCTGCAAGAACTGTGATTGTCCATTCTGCGAATGTTCTGTCGCCTGGAACTTTAACTTTTCTTCCACGCCAAGGAACTTCAATTATACCAATTGTTGAGGCAGGAAGTTGCGCGGCTTTGACTAAAAATGGTACTTTTTCATCATTACCAAATCCTGGAAAACTCCCATTCACTTCAAAAAGGTGTGGTCTAATGCCACCCTTTAGAAATTGTCCAGCGAAATTTGAAATATTATTACTTGCCATTTGTTTTTAACTCCTTTGGTAGATATGTTGTTTTCTACTTCTATTTATACTTAATTTGTTAAATTTATCCACCAACTTCACTAAAATCTACACCTGTTTTTGTTGCAATGAAATTCAACTGAATATAGTTGATTGACCTTGCTGGCTTAATGTAAATATCTCCAACAAATTCGTTTCTATCTATTACTTCACCAGTGTTGTTTGATTCATCACAAACTACCTTGAAGTCGTAAATACCTCTTCGTGACATAATTGTACGAAGGAAGGGTATTACCATATTTCTAAATTGTGCCCTTGTAAACTCATCGTTGAATTCAAAGAGTAGATATTTTGAAGCAGTTGCAATTGCTTTTTCAAGAACAATAAAGAGTCGTCTTACATTGATTCTATCGAATGCACTTGGTTTTGATTGCAATGTCTTATCACCGAACAATACTGTTCCTTCGCCTGGGAAGGAAACTACAGGATTGATTTGGTCTTTGTAAAGATTATCGCGATGTGCTTGTCGTGGTTCGAATGCTAACTTAACAACTCCACGAATTTGACCTCTATTGAATCCTGCGGGTGAGAACCACGCTTCTTGTTCAACTTCTGTTCTTGCACAGAGTCCTGCAATATCACCGTTTAGTGGTACATATCTCATAACATCGTTATAACGGTCAAACATTACCTTGAATCCACTATCGAGTACTGCATATGAACTGCTCTTATTAAGAGTAACATTTCTGAAATTTCTTACGGCTGCTTGGGCATCTCCTGCTGTTTTGTTTTGAACCAATCCAGCGGGGTCAGAGGAACTATTGATAGGAGAAAGGAAGGCAATGCAATCTTTTCGTCTGTCACAGATGTCAATCATTCTTCCCTGAACTGTAGAATCCGAAGCACCTGCCATTAGCAGTGATACATCAACTGTTTCAGCATCTTCGAATAATTCTAATCCAGTAATTAGATTCGCATTGGTCATTGTACCGGCTGCATAATCATCGGCACTTACTCCACCAGAGAGTCCAATATGTCTTATATTCTGTCCAATTGGATTATCATAATCAGTTGTGAGTCCAGTCGCTGCGTGAGTGACGGCTGCAAAGGTGGATGTCAAATCCCCTGTTGCAACACCTGGGAGTGTTCCTATATTAGCCCAAATATATTTGGAGCGGTCATTA